GTAAGAATGATACAGTTTAAAATATCTACGGAAAAGAGGATAAACCACCTTAGACTTAAATGCTTCTAAATAGATAGTATCAAAGTCCTTAGGTGCCCTTCGTCTCAATCTTAGTACATCGGTATTAAAATCAATTTTAGCTATACTTGCCAAATAGATGACTTGTAAAGCATGACTCATCTTTCTAAACGGCTTACGCCGTGAAAGATAACCGTGTCCAAGAATTCTCATTTGGAGATCTCAAGATAATGAAAATTTTCTTGAAAACCCCACTCAGGTAGCCGGATCGGTTAGAGAAACAGAAAGTTCATCCAAGCTTATTGGAGAAACATTCTGTTTATCAATAAAAGTGGATTTAGCAAATTCTAATCCTGTCCCTTTAGGAGACATGATAGATTTATGTAAACCACACTCTACCCCCAGTTCTTTAAGTAACTGGAGATACCGACGTGCTACACGGTGGTTGGCTATAACAATATCATCTCCTAAGATTGCATAATCTTTAAAGAGACGGAATATTGGAAAACCAACCTCCCACGCTGCAACTTGTACGATAAAATGATGGATCAGTGCTAACATCGCCCATGAGGATAAAGCTCCCATAGGTTGACCAACTGCATACTTAACGTCTGCAGTGATCTCGTATTTATCAGAATGAATTCGATAAACGCGATTAGTTAGCAGTGCTGCTCACTTGTTACCAAAATTTGGTATCTCTTTCACAAGATGATTCAAAAATTGGGCCTGTAATCTAACAGGTAAACGATCAGTGGCAGCACTCAGATCTAAACTATATAAACCCTTAACTTGAGTTTTACTCAATAGCCTCTTTATAGGCCGTAGCTGATCAAAAGTTCCATCCATAAGAATTCTTCTTAATAAAAAGAATAATAACTTATGTAATGGAGCTAATAATCATTGCGTAAAAGGGTCGACCATAGCAAAGACACGGACTTTTCCAGCTGCCTCTTCTTTTAGAGCTAATTTCCCGAGAGGAATTAATGTAGATTTGGTACTTAGTTTAAATACCTTATTACATCATTCCAATACGGGACCATATCGCTCGCCAGAGGACCTTACCTTTAAACCTTTGTGATATCTAAAATAATCACTGAGTTCACTAAACTTTAATCATTTAATGAATTCCATTGAAAGGTTATAAAGGTCTGAGGACATTAGAGCTCGTGCCGCTCCTATTAAGGAGATGACATGAGTTG